TAGTAATCACCCTTCTGTTTATATACATCAAAGTCAATAATATTACCATAGTCAGCAGAGTCTGAGGCTACCAACGTTATTGTTGGCATACCTACAAACTTTACTGCCATAGCATTAAGGATTTTATTTCTCATTGAAGTGTTCTGATTAAAGACAAAATTCTCTAACCAGTACACCTCAGCGTGTTTAGAACGATTGGGGTTCCAGTATGAAACTTCTTGCCTCATAGCCGGACCAAATTCTTCAGAATACTGATACTCATCAAGCCTATTAGACTCTCTTAGTACTTCTCTTTTAAAAAATTCAAGTACCCATTTATTAAAATAACGAAAGTTAGACGGATCCCGTGTTTGTCTCAATTTCTGAAGTGTTATTATACTCATGCCTTACATTTTCCTTTTCTACTAAATCATGCTGTAATAGTACTACATTTATGCGCGGCATCATTTTTCTAATAATCTCAACTTGCACTGGATCATCTTCATAATGTATACCAAACTTCATACCACTCTGTTCTAGATATAAAAGAGTCTGGCCTTTATGACGGCCAGAACTCTCTCTTGTCTTTTGATCAAATGGTGTTTGATTATAATATACGTCATTAGTTATACCTTTAAACTTAAGCATAGACTCTGTTTCATGACGTTCTTCTTTAGAGCGACCAGTAATGATAATATCGTTTTTGCCTGGATAAACTCCATCGAACTTATCCATAAAAATAACACCATCAATATCAAAGGTATTAATCAACTGCTTACTCATAATCATTTTCACCTGATTGGAATGTATAAGTTAGATCTTCAACTTTAGGCTTATTTTCTTTAAGTTGTGGACGTGTTTTATCAGTCAAAACTCTACGAGCTAACGCATCACATTCAAACTTAGCATCAGCAGTTTTAAGCTGCTCGGGTGGAGTCTTTTGTGACCATGCTGATGGACCACGTAAGTAACCAACAAGTCCCATTTCAGAAGCAACTTTACAGAATCTGATAGCATCAAATACAATACCAGCGCTGTTTGGAGAATCTTGAACAGATAAACGAGCTGTCAATTCATAACGAGCTCCAGCCCATCCCCAAAACACCATATCGATATTAGCAATCTTGTTATCTGATCCAATATACTCATCACCTGGTTTTTGGAAAACTGTAAGTGATGGACCAGCATACATTGTAAGACCAGCAATATCTTTACCGCGTACAGCGGCTTGACCGTTTAAAACATTCTCTTTAGATATATGTTTATTCTTTAAACGATCTTTAGTTGCCATGTTCAAGAAATCAGTATTAGCAGTACGACCTGTACGGCGCATATCACCTTGAGTTGTACCACAAGCTTTGTTTTCTTGAATATGTTGAGTAACTAATAAACCAGAATCCATAATAGATCCTTGAAGAACTTCAGATAAACGAGACGCGCCATAATCAGAACGCATATCAGAACCAACAATCGTTACACCATGTTCAATAGCAAGTTGTTCTAACTCCATAGCATCTTTAGTAGAAATATAAGTTGGCATACAATTAACCACGTGAACACCGGCTTTAATAGCGTTTTCGATGTGCCACCTTGCTGCTTCTTCTGAACCTACTGGCATATAGTTGAGTAATACATTAACTTTATTAGATTTAAGAATTTGTCGATATTCATTTGCCGTAATTGGAGTTGTTTTTGTATCTTCTACGAACGAAATGTTTTCGTCTAAGTGATGCATGTGTGGTGCAATGCCATCAAGTGTCGGTGAACGATATACAGTCGACTCATTAGCAATACAACTCATATCGTGACCTGGAGGAAATACTTCCATGTTACAATTTGGTTTTGCATAGATTGCTTTATTTAATCGTTGACCTACTTTACGTGAATCCACATCGAATCCAACTACGAAGTTAAAGTCCAGAGATGAATAACCACCAATGTCTTCAAACATTAGGCCTATTGTATCTTTTGGATTTTCGTTATAGTATTGAACACCTTGAACAAGTGCTGATGAACAGTTGCCGACACCGGCGATTGCGATATTAATTTTAGACATTTTGTGCTTACCTTTATTTCAGTTTTTTAATGTGAGATTGACTGAGTTTAATCAGAGTAGCTCACAGTTAGTTTAGTTTAGTTATTTATAATATAATTATTATTATATGTATATTATATCATACTTTTCACGTCTTGTAAATAGATTTACCGTTTTTTAGTTTTCGTTTTAAGGATTTGCAAATTCGTTTAATAGGGTTATAATGACCAGTTTCAAAATCTTCCATATAAGAAACCGCAACATCAGCAAAACGTTTAGCTTCTTTTTTAGTATCCCAGTAGGCACCATAAGTATTAATTTCATCTCTATGATGAGGATAATCTTTGACCTTCCAAGAAATTCTTATTTTGTTTTTTTTGCAAGGTCCGTAAAGCGCAAATTGTTGTTGGCCGCCATCGGGCATATTTCCAGTGTAAAGATTTGGGGTCATTTTTTATTCCATTCGTCTGTGAATATAGCTGCATCCGGCTCTTCAGGTTTCCAGCCTAATTCCATTATTTCTGATATGTCGGCGGTATTATCATCTGCTTCGCATTCATGACCTTCTCTAATCTCTATACCAGGATTAATAATTTTAGCCAAGTCAGATACGACAAGACCTTTACCTGTACCGATATCATATGCCGGATTTATTAGATACGAATTGAAACGAAATGTGCTTTCAAGATGTCGTTTTATAACCATTATAGCCTTTACTGCATCGTTCACGTGAATAAAATCGCGGATATGATTAGTCGCATACCTAAGTCTATTGCCCATAAGCTTGGACATGAACATACTGTCTCTTGCGCCTTCACCATAAACTGTCGTGAATCTTAGTCCTACTTGATTAGGCCTTGCGGTTTGTTCATTAACCTTTTTAGATATACCATAAGGAGATTTATGCCATTGATGGATACAAGAGGAAGATGCGTACAATAAAGGTATATCATTCCATTCACATCTATTCTGAATTACAGTTGTAGGTTCTACATTATTTTCCCAATACTCATCCGGATACGCAATAGAACGACGGACATCGGCATTAGCCGCGAGATGAATAACGAAATCGCACGTATCAATAACCTCTTCGATATCAGCAGTACGTCTTATGTCGTCAAACATACCCGTCTTAATATCATATTCAACTACTTCAATATTCATGTATGGCACAGAAAGTGCTTTGATTAAATGACTTCCTATAAAACCAGCTGAACCAGTGACTAATACTCTTTGGCGTTTTTGTTCGTCATATGGGGCGTGTCCGCTTCTTTTAATTTTCATATTATTTCCTTTGGGTATTTATATGTTTCGTTTAAATAGATATATTCTAAAAAAAGGTTTCGCCCCAATCATTACATCTATAAAACGGAGGTGCTATGTGAAAGCTAGATCCGAGTTCCATATAAGTCTTAGAATATTTTTCTGGGTCCATGGTATACCAATTTTGCGGTGGCATGATAACACGTCCATTTGACACCTTATTGAGCACATCAATGAATTGATTAGTAAGCTGTTTGCGTTCTTCTAATGATCCATAGAATGCTGTTTTATCATAGAATCCAGTTTTGCTTATACGTCTATCTTCAAATTCGACCGGAACCGGAGCAGCATATGCTGCATTTTTACAAATAGCGTCTCCTTGCTTTACATACTCATTAATCATTTCTTCTAGGCCTATATTTTCGTGACGTAAAAGGTGATGACGAATATCAACAGATCCTAATGAAAACGTAACTTGACCTTTTGTTTCGGTATCGCGCATGAGTTGCTTAAGGCCTCGTTTTAACGAACCAAATAAAGTAGCGCCATCATTTCTGTAAATGCGATTATTTTTATCCGCAAATGCAATCGTATGAGAATCTCCTACAGTAATATCTTGTATATTTTCTAAATTTTCATGCTTCAAAGACGCGATTGATTTGATGCGCTGAGATACAGTTTCGCACCATTCCTTTGTAATGCCTTCGTGTGTCGTTTTTGCCTTTAAACGTTTGGAAAGCAGTTGACCATAATCGGGCATATCACAATCAAGGGAGACTATATTTTTACACGTCAATACTAGATTAATTCGATCAAATACTTCTTGAGTAGCGCCAAAGAATAAATTTAGACTACCACCAAAACTTGGACCATGATCAATATACACTGTATCAGCTTTTATAATTTGAGGTGTACACCTATGGTCAATAGACGAAGAGAGTAAATTTTTCCACGTACGAGCCCAGCCAAGCGTGTGCGACTTCTCAGCTTTTGGAATATTGACAATCGGATTCGTTATAACTGAATTCATAATGGCATACTTTTTGTGCTTATAAATTCATGACTGATACCAGCTTCTTCGAACATGACCTTTGTCATTTCAAAAGATTTAGTCCATCTATCATCTTGTTCGTAATTGGAGTCTATAACGATATGCTGGATTCCAACTTGTATAATTGCCTTGGCACATTCAGAACAAACAGGTAGACCATGTACAAAAAGCGTAGAGCCTTGTAATTTAGTACCATTAAATGCAGCGTTATAAATCGCGTTCGCTTCGGCATGGACTACATATTGCAATTTCGTATCGCGGTCGTCATAACGTTCTTTGCCGTCAAATACTCTACGTGGAAATCCATTATAGCCTTGTGATATTACTTGATTCTTATCGCCGACAATGATCGCTCCGACTTGAGTTTTAGGATCCTTAGACCAGCTGCCTACTTGAGCTGCTAATCCGAGGTAACGTTTTTTCCATTTTTTATTCATGTAATTAATCCAAAATGTCTTTCGTAAATATGAAGAGAACCGACCTGCCAAATAATATCACCAGGTTGTACGTCTAATTGATTAGCCATTTGATTGAGAACGTGTTGTTGCCAAGCACGATCGTTTTTATATCCGAATATCGCATCGTTACTTCGCATTTGTACAACGCAATTTAGTTGACCATCACGTAACAAATATTGTACGGCATTAGTACACATGAAATCAGACATACCGTCACGGTTATAATCATCCCACATACTCGGACGTGTATAGATCATAACAGCTCGACGGGATTCAGGATTAGCTTTTAATTCAGCAAGGGCATGGTCATATTGGGAGTTATTCTCTTCAGACCAAATGCACCACCCGTAATTCGAATTGATCATGTTATTTGAATCAGAAACATTAATCCAAATTACGGGTGGTTTGGCTTCTTGTTCCCCGCCAGGAATATCATTAACACATAATGACATCGACTTATACCAATCTAATTCACGTTGAACGTAATCAGAATTGACAGAACCGAAGATTGACTCTTGGTCCGCGTGAAAACAAGCTCCTTGAATTTCTAACATTTTAACACCAGACTTATCAGTAACAACTGGATCATAATCTGGAGTCGCGTTAGCGTGATCGTGATTTAACATATAAAACGCGTGGCGGATATTATTAACATTATTCATAGTATAAACCTTTCAATCTTTATTATAGTTTATTATAACATAAATTAATAGAAATGTAAATAGATTTATGAATGTAATATTGTTGATTGTCGTAAAGAACTAGACGAGAATCTATGGTCACGACGATTAAAATATAATTTAATACCGCGTGATTGGCAAATAGTTTTACCGGTAAATTCTTTGTCTCGATATTCTTCGCCGAGTATACGCACGTCAATAGGATAAAGTGCTAGTATATCTTCTAAGTCAATTTCAGTTGAATAAGGAATAATCTCATCTACGTATCGTATGGCGTTCAATTGAGTATAACGTTCAACAATAGTTTGGACCGGAGAATTCTTTTCAGGTCTGTCGATACCTGGATCTGTTTGTAAACAACAAATCAAATAATCACATTGTTCCTTTGCTTCCCTTAGCATCTGGACATGACCAGCATGGCATAGATCAAAGGTACTTGCCGTGAGACCTATTACAGGTCTATTTTGAAACGGATGTTGTTGAGAATCTGTGATGTTTCTTTCCAATCTTTAACTGTGTAAACGGTTCCACCGAACTCTTTCAGAGTCTCGGCTATTGTATGGTCATTACCACCTTTTTCAGTTCTGTCACCGAAGAAGATAACCTCTTGACCTGTGAAGTCATGCAGTATTTGAGACTTGTCATGACCTGGTTCCATAATATCGACGCCGGTTTCACCAGCAACATCTACTTGTATCTTATCACCAAACTTTTTATTCAATTCATTGGCAAGAACGACTCTTTCGTTAGATGCTAAATCGTATTCGTGGTATTCTTTTCTTTGAGCAGGTGAGGCATTACGACCTACAATACTGAAATTAACTAAACCAGTTCGTATGTCGATATGTTTACCAGTCTTCGTATGATAAGGACTTTTCTCTACGGCAGATCTTAACCAAAATAAAATTGATTGAGGAATTTTCCATTCAGACTTATATACATTAGAATCAGCTACCCAAGTATCATTACCAGAACAGTTATAAACTATTTTAGCTTTGTTGTATAGGTCTTCACCGATTTGCTCTACGGTCTTAGGCTTGTCGGATCCAGAAATAAGATACACGTCATTATTGTCAAAGAATTCCATACAAGTCTCTTTAAATTCAGAATCGATCTTACCTCTACTCGGAGTAAGAGTACCGTCTACGTCAAAAATATATTTCATTTTATACCCAATTCCTAATTCCAGCTACTACTATATTCCAGAAGTTTTTCTTCTGATCTCTTGTACCATCGAACACACAATTGAATATTAACCTATTATCTTCAGGTATTCGTGATGTCGTATTAACGCGCGGCGGAGATTGTGTATTAATTACTCTATGGAATGCTCCATCAGGTATTAGTACAACATCACCTTCTTCTACTGGAAAACGTTCATCACCGACAATCATTTCGCCTGTGCCATTTATAAAGAAATATATTTCTTCTTGACCTTTGTGCGTATGACCTGACGTAGATTTTCCAGGATTTAATTCAGTGCTTGACAGAACTAAATTTTTAAGCTTAGTATTATCCTTGACGATATAACGCTCGTCGTTCTTTACTATCACATCACTTATATCAAATTCATTATACTTAAACATCTTTATCTTTCCTTATAGTAGAATATCTATCATCACAATTAGAATTGCCATCAATCTGTTGTGTCATAAGAATCATTATTTGCGTTGCAGCATGTGTTAAATGAGATTCACCAGATTCAGGATCTAAGTCTTCACCAGCATGCCAAGAATTTAAATGGCGTTGAATAGAACTATAAGTGCGAGACCACGGTGTATTAGGACCATCAATTCGCCAGTTATTAACACCATATTTTTCTGCACCAAAGGTAAATACCTTAGCAATATTTAATAATGCTTCTGGTGGAACCAGAGCGATATTTGGTTTGTCTTCATCGTATTTCATGCTTGTTCTTTCATTTATATAAGTAACTTGTATAATTTATAATACTATTATAACACATTTTGGCGCTTATGTAAACAGAATTGTTGGCGTTCATTATGCCATTTATACTCATTATATAGTTCATATTCAGTCGTGTTTCTATCGCCTATGAATATATATAGTTTTTTTGAGTACGGAATCTTATTATACGAATTTACGCGATGATAAGAGCTTCTACATCTTTCTAAAACGGAATCAACATAACCAATTTTAGACGTGACTTTTACTTCTACGCTTTCACCGGTAACTGGATCAAATAAATCTTTAAAATCGCGTTCATCATCTTTGAAACTGTGTTCATCTATTAGATATTGTTCTGCGGCATGACCGTATAAAGTATCCTGAACGACCTTGCTATAGGTACGACCAAGTCTTGTAGATTCTTTATTATATATTTTCTCAGCTTCAACCTTAGCTCTTTCAAAAAACTTATCTTTATCATGTGGTCTGGTACGGTGATTAAATTTCATAATGTATTATCCTTTATAACAGAACTCAATAGCTCGTCCTGCTTCTTTGTTTAGTGGTCTATTTTCGTACCAGTTACCTGTCTCAGAATCGATTTGTTTACACAAGTCTACGATCTCTTGAGTTGATATTGGGTATTGTTTCTTGATTGCATTGCCGGCAATTGACACCATGATCTGGTACATTTTATGATACCAACCGCCACCGGTAATAGTTTTATAACCTAATACCAGACGCTTATTAACAAAAGGGCAGTCATGATATGAGGTCCATACAATAGATCTGTTTTCGTTTTGATCTTTACGATATTGTACTATTTGTTTTTGTATTTCGTCAGGTAGGTTGTCGAAGAAATCACCACCACGAGAATTGTCCTTGAACGGATATTTAGCCATGATCTCGTATGGTTCTATATACTTACCTTTGTTTATAAACATAAAGTTATGAGCACCTTCGTAAGTGCCTGGTGTATAGTACATACGACTTAAATCTTTTGTTTGTTTATCTCCCATTGATTCGATAAAGGTATTCAACGCAAACCAGAAATGTTTAATATCTTTTGATACGATATTTTCTGTTAACGGAAATACTAATCTGAATTTAGGAAAGTCAGGCTTAGAGCTTGCGGTAGAATAACAAACGTAATAGTAATCACCTAACTTTTTATTTAGTTCTTCTTGTAGATCGCCTTTAAATTCATGCTCATCGATATCTACCGCGGCCCACTTAGCCCAACCTGTAACATTAGCATTCGCTCTTGTCGTGTCAGGCGTGTAGACCGCGGGTGATATCAATGAAGCTTCTTTTTTAGTTTTTAATTTGACTTGGGATAGAGATACCAATAGACTTTCAAACTGATCCCACGTTTCGAAATCCATACGCTTGTCGGTCTTATTATCAAATATATTCTTAAAAAGAGTTAATGAATAATCAGTCAATTAGTTCTTTGTCCTTCGAAGATTTAAAGAACGGTATATTCGCGATGAATTCAGTCCATGAATAATCATCAATAGCGTCAAGTGGATCGGTCAGTTCAAGTATTTCGATACCTTTAATCAAACCATGATTACCTACATGAGATGGAGATACCCATCCTTCAGGCTTGGCTAGATCAGGTAACCCCAGAGGGTTGGGTCGCTCTTTCTTAATCCCAAGTACCTTTGACATGTTGGCCTTATGAACGGCATTCCAAGCTTTTTCTGCATCAACCCCAAAGGCATCGAGTGTGCCAATAGCAACAACACAAATATCGATAAGACCATCAACAATCTCATCTGGATTATCGATTTGAGTTTTGATTTCGTTAAGCTCTTCTTCAAGGAAACGTACCCTGAATTGTAGATACTCATCCATGACATCCCGTTTCCCCTTATTCTTATTCACCCACTCATTCACTTTATACTTCTTGTGCATGGTCGCGATATCTTTGATCCAGTTTTTAGACATTTTATTTCTTTCGTTACAGTATTAATATAACACGAGGCCGCAGAGGAATCGAGCCTCTCGTCCTGTACATAACTACAGTTTACACATTGTTATGCTTTTGTGATGACCCCTCCGCAGAACGGCCCCGAGTTATATTAATACCTTTTGTTATTATCATAGGTTTATTATACCACATAAATCATCTAATGTAAATAGATTTATTCAAGATTTTTCTTACCTTGTTTTCTAAATTGTTTGTTAGCGCGCTTTTTAATTTTCTTGCCTTCGCCTGCTTTCCACGAAAGGCTGCGTCTTGCCTTTAAGAAAAACCAATCCCACATATCTCCATCACATTTCTGTTTCATCACTCACCGCCTTTT